GATCTGCACCGCAAGCAGCCTTTAAGTTAGTAGAGATTATGAACAGTGATAGACCACTACCGCAGGTAGGTAATAAGCTCCAGGCAGCACAGACTATACTGGATCGAGTAGGGGTAGCAAAACGAGAGAGGCTCGATATAACTCATAGAGCTGCTGGTGGTATCTTTATCTTGCCTGAAAAGCAACCGATAGAAGCCGAAGCTGTAGAAATAGTACAAGAAGATGAATAAACATAGTTTGGGAACCTTTGAATATGTTATTATTATAGCTGCAACTTTTTATTTAATTGGTTTATTGTTTCTACTATTAAATAGAATAACTCTACTTTAGTATGGCAGATAAGACTACAATTATAAACATTGACAATGATGAGGTAGATAAGAAACAAGAAGTACCAACTTGGTATAACTTAGCCGAAGGTTTTGATAAATGGCGAGTCTTTCCAAGACTTTTAATCAGTCTTTATGGTTATGCTTTTTACAGAACTACGGAATGGTTTATGGCAATGCCCGATCCAACTAATGCCCAAAGTGCTTTTGTGAGTGTAATCGTTGGAGCAGGGGCTGGTTGGTTTGCCGTCTATGTAGGGCGTGGGAGTAAAAAATAATGGCATATTCACAACAAGTATTAGATAGATTTGCAAGTGTTCTTAAAGACCCGAAGAAACATTCTGTCGGTAGATTTGATCCTAATGATCCTAATGTAGCAACAGGTATGGTAGGTGCTCCTTCCTGTGGTGATGTTATGCGCTTGCAGATTAAACTAAAAGGTGATGTAATAGAGGATGTTAAGTTTAAGACTTATGGCTGTGGTTCAGCTATTGCATCAAGTACTTTATTTGTAGATATGCTAAAAGGTAAAACAGTAGCAGAAGCTAAAAAAATTAAAGATAAAGATATAGCTGTAGCTTTAGAACTGCCACCGATTAAACTACATTGTAGTGTCTTGGCTGAAGCCAGTATCAGAAAAGCTATTGAAGATTGGGAGAATAACAATACCTAAACGACCTTTAAAAAACTACAAGACTGCCCATGAAGAGACTATTAAGGAAATAGCAAAACTATGGGAAGATCATAAAAATAAAAAAAAGGAAAAGGACAAAGAGACTAATGCTAAATAATATACCTGATTGGCTATTGTATATAGTAGTATGGGGCATTGGTATTATTAGTATGTACTTTTTATTATTCTATTAAAATTAAAAATGACAAATAAAAAACAAGAACTAGCAGATCAAGAATCAGATCATCTTTTAACTAATGAAGTTTTTCCTAGTTATTTATTTAAAGAAGGCGAGAAATGGACTCATGTAGATAAGTTTGGAAATATCTGGTATGAAGATATAAAAACTACATATTCTGAACAGATGCAAGATGAACTTGAACCAATATTTAAAAAATGATACTAGAAGAAGATTATATTAAACGTAGAACTTCAACTATACCTTTCGGCTATGAGTTGGATACGGAGAATCCGAAATATTTAAAACCGATACCAGATCAGTTGGAAGTATTAGAAGTAGCAGAAGATTTGATTACAGGGGAATCGGTTAGTTTACAAGATGCTTGTGATTGGATAGAATATAAAACACATAGAAGAATTAGTCCACCAGGATTAAAAAAACACATAGATAAAAAATATGGAAAACGAGAAGAACGACTTGCACGATTGGGAAGAGAATCCACATCTTTACTTGATAGATTCTGATGGTGGCTTTATACTAAAGAAAGATGGTACTCCTAAAAAGAAAGGAGGTAGACCACAGGGTTCAACATCAAACTATTATTATTCACATGAGCAAAAGGCGAAACAGGAAGCAAGAAGGGCAGTTAGGAAAAAACAGAAAGCAATCGAAACGATTGAAAAAAAACTTCAATCAAAAAAACAGTCTCTTAAATATACCACAAAAGTTCTCAGCAAACTTGAAACAAAATCGGAGAAACCTACAAACGAGGGGAAGGTAGTACTTGATAAAGATTTAACAAGTATACCCAAGATAATCCAAGATGAAATAGATAAGGGTTCGCATGTAGTCTTTCATGCTAATGATGGACCACAGACTGAATTTCTAGCTGCAGATGAAAAAGATGTTCTTTATGGAGGAGCTGCAGGTGGTGGTAAATCTTATGCCATGTTAGTAGACCCACTAAGATACGCATATAAAAAAGCTCATCGTGCCTTGATTCTTAGAAGGTCTATGCCAGAATTACGAGAACTTATAGATAAGAGCAGAGAATTATATCCGCAAGCATTTCCTGGTTGTAAATTTAGAGAAGTGGAAAAGATTTGGAATTTTCCAAGTGGTGCAAAGATAGAATTTGGTTTCTTGGAAAGAGATGCCGATGTTTATAGATACCAAGGACAAGCATATAGTTGGATAGGTTTTGATGAAATTACCCATCTACCTACAGAGTTTAGTTGGAATTACTTAGCTTCTAGACTAAGAACCATTGATCCAGAAATTAAGACCTATCTACGCTGTACTGCTAATCCAGGTGGAGTAGGCTCACATTGGGTAAAGAAACGATATATAGATGCTCATGCTTTAAATGAATCTTTTGTAGGTAATGATGGTCTAACTAGAAAATTTATTCCTGCACGTTTAACCGATAATCCGTATTTAGCTAAAGATGGTATCTATGAACAGATGCTTATGTCTTTACCACCTGTGCAACGTAAACAGTTGTTGGAAGGTAATTGGGATGTTAATGAAGGTGCAGCCTTTGTCGAATTTGATCCAGATGTACATATTGTAGTTCCTTTTCATATTCCTATAACGTGGGAAAGAATAAAAGGTATTGACTATGGCTATGCTTCTGAGAGTGCTTGTATATGGGGAGCACTAGATAGAGCCGATGGTACATTAATTATTTATCGAGAATTATACCGAAAAGGCTTGACAGGTCAGGATTTGGGCTATATAATAACAGATATGGAAGTGGAAGACCCTCTTTCAGTTCCAGGAGTACTTGATACCTCTGCTTGGGCTAGAACAGGTACGACAGGACCGACTGTAGGAGAGTCTCTTATCAAACAAGGACATAAACTTAGACGAGCCGATAGAAATCGAATACAAGGTAAAATTCAGATTCACGAGTATTTAAAAATACAACCGAGTGGTAGACCAAGATTGCAGATATTTAATACCTGCCCTAACTTGATTAAGGAATTACAAAGTATCCCATTGGATACTAGGAATCCTGAAGATGTAGATACCCACGCTGCAGACCATGCTTATGATGCTCTGCGTTATCTTATTATGAGTAGACCAAGAATTAATAATCCAATAGATAACCTTCGGCAGTATCATCGAGACTCTATTTATAAACCTGTTGACGAGAAATTTGGATATTAAATATGGCAGACGAAAATACATTTTTAAATGCTGACAACATTTACAAAGAAGTAGAAGGTGAATCAGGTAAAACATTAAATTTAATGCCTGACCAAAAATTAAACTTAGCAGGTTTAATAGAAAGCAGGTTTAAAGTTGCAGAAGATTCTCGGCAACTACACGAAAAACGTTGGCTGACTGCTTATCAAAACTACAGAGGGTTATATGGTAAAAAGATTCGATTTAGAGAATCTGAAAAATCTAGAGTCTTTGTAAAAATTACTAAAACAAAAGTCCTCGCAGCTTTTGGACAACTTGTTGATGTAATCTTTGGAACAGGAAAATTTCCTATTGGTATTCGAGAAACAAAAATACCAGAAGGAGAATTGGCAAGTGCTCATTTAGATACACAAAATCCAGTACCAGGAATTGAGACTACACCTGCAGAACCAATATCTGCAGAACAACAAGTCACAGAGAGTCCATATGATGTTGGATATGAAGGTGATGGTAGAGTTCTAAAACCAGGAGCAACTTACGGACTTGGTAAATTTGAAGAAAGATTTATAGAAGAACTCGCTAAAGCTGAAGGTAATTATGTAGAAGGATTAAGTCCTATTCCACAAGATTTAGAAATTAGTCCTGCACAAAAAGCTGCAAGACGCATGGAAAAACTAATCCATGATCAAATAGAAGAATCCAATGGAACTTCTGAATTAAGAAGTGCTTTATTTGAAGCTGCCATGCTAGGTACTGGAATTATTAAAGGACCATTTAATTTTAATAAAACATTAAATAAATGGGATGAAGATGAAGATGGAACTAGAACTTATAAACCTTTAGAAGTTAGAGTACCTAGAATAGAATTTGTTAGTACTTGGGATTTCTTTCCTGATCCAAATGCTACGTCAATGGAAGAATGTGAATACGTAATTCACCGACATAGATTAAATAGAAGTCAGTTTAGAGCACTTAGCAAGATGCCTTACTTTGATAAGGATACAATCAGAGAGTGTTTAATGATGGGTGGTAATTACGAGAAACGTGGTTACGAAAATCAGATAAGGGAAGAAGAACAAGATCAGCAATCTACTTCACAATATGAGGTATTAGAATATTGGGGAATTATGGATGCAGAGTATGCCAGAGAAGTAGGTATAGAGTTAGATGATTCTATTGATGATTTAGACGAAGTACAAATTAATGCATGGCTAAGTAATGGTAAAATACTTAGAGT